GTTAGTAATTATTTATTTATTTTATTTTCAAATTTATCAAATCTTGAATCTATTTGCCTATAAATTTCATCAATTTGATTTTGGCAATCTAATCGTAAATCATTAATATTATTATAATGATCTTTGCCTATTTCATCTATAGCTAAATAAGCATTATCTATAGATTGGTTAACATCTCTAACTTTGGTTTTTACCTTAAACACTCCTATCGAAGCATACCCTACTAAGAATATACCTACTGTGGATAGGACACCTAAAACAAATTCTAAATTTTCCATATCTTATTATTTTTAAATGTCAAAGAACTATTCCTTTTAGTATTGACATCCAATATAAAAAAAAAGCTTGGCAAAGCCAAGCAATTTTTTGAGGTATGAGGGTTGGGTAAATTTTTAGAAATTCAATACACAGTAATCTGGTTGGACTGTCATTGTAAGTTCTTGAGCAGCGTTTTCAGTATCCCAATTGAAATCTCCAAATGAAGCTTCTGTAATCATTGCTCCTTTGATAATCCATTCTGATACAACATCACCTACAGGTCCTAGTACATTTACTGTTAAGTCTTTCTTGTAGAAATCACTATAACCATCACGACCAGTTACTGATTCGTGGTGTAAACGTACCCATTCCATTACTGCTTGAGCACCAGAAGGAGTGATAGGATCAAATAATGTAAATTCAATTGTACCCCAAGTTGTTTTCCCTTTAACATAACGTTGTACGTTAATATGATTTAAAGGTACTGAACCTTGGCTTACAGATACGGCTCCTACACCTTTCATGATGTAAGATGGGAATCCATCAACGTAAAGAATAAATCTATTCTTTTGTTTTGGCTCAAATGCCGTGTAAAATATTTCGTTAGGATCTAATACTGCCATTTTGTGTTTTTATTTTATTATAAATATTCTATTTTTTTGTTTTTATTCAGGAAATACTGCTCCTGTTGGTAATACATTGAAATCCAGCATAATAAATTCTGCTGTTCTAGTTGGTTGGATATAAATCTGTCCTACTAATTGGTTTCTATCTATTACATCTGGAGTATTATTAGTATCATCCATTACTACTTTAAATGCATACAATCCTTGTCTTTGTTGTACTGATTCTAAGTATGGGTTTACATCTGCTAAGAATGAATTTCTTGTAGCAATTGTGTTTTGTTCAAATACTAAATTATCAGATATCTGGGATATAAAGCTTTTTAAAGCAATTAATAATCTACGTACATTTACACGATCTAATGCGCTAGCTCGTTTCTGTAGTGTCTTTTGTCCAAATACTACAACTCCACTTCCTGGGAATGTAGCTATTGGGTTAATATTAACTTCATATAAGGAATCTCTATTAGAAGTTGTTAATTTTCTTTCTGCTTTGGTTACATTTCCAAGAGCACCTCTTGTTAAACCTGCAGGTGCAAACCATGCGTCACTTGAAGCATCTGTAAATGCATATACTCCAGGTATCATAGTTGAAGCTGGTACCCAAACAACTTGTCCTGTGTTAGGATCAATTGTTTGTAACCAAGGCCAGTAAGTAGCCCCATATGAGCTATCAAATGCCGCAGCATTAGTTATCATAGTTGATATTTTTGTTCCATATCCATCTAAATCTACAACTGCTATACAGTCTTGACGTGTTTCTGCTACTGTTACTAATTGACTAGTAGCATCACTATGATCACTATTATTTAATCCTGGGGCTGTTAATAAGTTAAATTTATAATCATCTTTATTATTTAATAAAGCTATTGATGAGGTATATTCATGAGGAGCTAATCCTTGAATATTTGTATTTGTAATTTCATCATAAAATTTAGCATCAGCTCCGAATAAATCACCAGTAGCTCCACTAAAGGAACCTGATCCTACTTGTGGTAGACTTCCTGTAAATATTGATTTTGGTGTTCCATTATTATCAAAATAATCTGGTGTCTTTTTAGATACTGATTTTACTATGATATATTTACTTTTATTAGTATATTCTCCAGAAGATTTTACATATGAATCCACACCATCTACTTCTACATCATAGGTTGTATTACCAATTACTTTTTCAATATAATTAGGGGCTTTAGGGTCTAATGATAAGTTACCCCATGTTTCTAAAATTGATTTATTTTTATGAGTATCATTACCTCTACGAACAAGTAAACTAAAAGTTCCTGTATTAGCATTAGATGAAACTATTTCATATCTAATATTATCGCTTGATCCATTAGCTAAAGCACCATTTCCTACTTCGCTTCCTGCACTATTCATTATTACTCCTTCAGATATAGTACCAAGAGCAAAACTTGTAGCATTTACAATATTACTTGCACCTAATGTTATAGTTGCATTTTCTGCACTTCCTAAATCATCTCCATTTATGGTTAAAACTTCACCTAGAATATATCCACTACCTCCATTAGTAACAGTAGCGCTTTCAATTTCTGCTTGAAATTGATCCGAGGTTAAAGTAAATTCTAAATCTACACCTGATCCAATCATTCCTGCAGAAACCGTTATCTTATCACCTACAGCATACCCGCTCCCTTGTGTTGTAGCAGTAGCCTGAAGGATTGATCCATCAGTATCAATACTAATATATAATAAAGCACCTTCTCCACTCCCATCTGTTGTTACGGCAACATCACTATATGTAGTATTATTCCCTGAATCATCATAACTTGAAGAAACTGCACTAGTTAAACCAGAAGTTGATGGAGTTAATTTACCACTTGTTATACCAGTGATGATTGTAAATTCAGCTCCACTTCCACTTGTTGATGTAGGGGATACAGTTGTGTAAGTATTGGGAATTCCATCGGTACCACCTGTAAGGGATATAGCCTGTAATGCTAATACTCCACTTTCATGTTCTAGACATTGAATTTGGTTAGATGTATCTGCGTCACTGAATGAACCACTTACAACTCTAGTAACTAATAATGATTTTCCTCCTTGGGAAAAATAGTTATTTGCTGAAATTGAAGTTAAATAAGTATATTCTGAAGATCCGCTAGTAACAGCTCCACCAAATGTTGATAGATATTCACTAAAAGAAGTTACTAATGTTGGGATTCCTACAGGTCCTTTAACTGCGGGTCCTACAATAGCCGCTCCTGCTTCTATAGGTTGACCTTGTATAAAAGATTGGTCGTTTTCACGAGCCAATACACCAGGTGAGATTAATGTTTCTGCCATTTTAGATGTTTATTTATTGTATTTATTTATAAATATTAAAAATTTTCTCAAAAAACTAAGGGGTGGTGGAATTATCTTTATTTTCTTCTGTTGGGGATTGAATTTCTCCTGTTGTTAAATCGATTCTACCATCTCCATACTTTTTACTTAATTGACTACCTAAATTATTTTGTTGTACTACTATTTCACGGTAATTATCAATTAAACTTTGTTTTTGCAATACTAATTCTCCTAATGAAAATATTATATTATTACTTTGTTGCTGAATTTCATTTAAATCTTGCAACTCTTTTTCAGATAACTTCATTTAATTTAATTTTGTTATAAATATGTATAAAAATTTTTAAATTTATGGGGTTACTACTCCCCTTTTACTTACTACTTTAGATGCCATCTTATTTGCAAAATTAATAGATTTATGATCAGATTTAGTTTCAAAATATTTAGTTATAAAAGAGGCTGTAAAAGTATCTCCTGCACCACTAACATCTATTGTTTCTTGTGGTTTGGGGCTAGGGTATAAGGTACCTTTATAAATAGCACCTTTAGATCCTAAGGTTGTAATTATTCCCTTATGATTTAAATGTTTATTATTTTCAAATTCATATTCATTTAATTTAATAAAATGAAAATGGGATATCATTTCATTATTAAGTTTTCTTTTACTATCTAAAATTGATAATTTAGAAATGTCTCCTATCATTAATATATCTTTATTTGATAAAAGTCCTTTATTATAATCACTAACTATAACTATATCGGCATTATGTATTTGTTCAACTAATTCTTGATCCCATTTTAAAGGGTATATAATATCCTCCCCTTCATCTAGTCTAATAAACATTTGGTTTGATTTTTTTTCTACAAACCTAGTTTTAGTTATATTTTCATTTTGGGTTATTAATTTAACCTCAGCATCAGGGTATAATATTTTTACATTAGATATAGTATTAGAAGCCATGCCTGGGTTAGTAATAGTATTGATAGGGTTTATTACTGGAACGGGTGCTTCAGGGCAAATTCTATTTGCTTTACAATATACAAATTTATCAATACAAGATTCTCCTATAACAACTATATTCATAACTCTTCTATTCTTTTAGCTTTATCATCTATAATTAAATCATATGAAGGTTTTGTAGGCGTATGGGGGTTTTCTGAGTATCCTACTATTAGTTCATCATATAAACATTCCCATGTATTTAATTGTTTATGGGTTAGTTCAGAATAATCTATTTTAGATGCTCCACCCCTCGCAGTATAATAAGTAATATGCCATCCTTCTTTTTTAAGTTTATTTATCTTATTAATATTAGTTACATTAGGTATAGCTAATTCATATATTCTTTTACCTTTATAAAAGCAAATTGTTTCATCTATATCAACAAATACCTTTTTTTGTCTATCAGGGTATAATTTACTTTCTCTCATTTAATAAAATATTTGTTGTAGAATAATTTCCTATTCTATTAAAATATACAATTTCTTTTGAATATTGTCCACCTACTATTTCTTTTCCTTTCCAGTCACTACCTACTACCATAATATCAGGTTTATTTACTTCAACTAGTAATTCTAAATGTTTACGATTTTTAAAAACAATTACTTTATCTACAGCTTTTAAACTTTCTAAAGCATAAACTCTATCTTCTAATTTATTATATGGTCTATTCTTACCTTTATCTTTTGATACTTTTTCATCTGAATCTATTCCTACTATAAGTCTATCACCTAAAGATTTAGCGTAATTAAATAATTCATAATGTCCACGGTGTAATATATCAAAACACCCATTAACCCATATTTTTTTCATTTAATTTATGTTTTATTATATATTTAACTTTTTCTAAAACTTTATCAGGGGTTATAGATTTATGACAAATAAATTCGGATAAAGTTCCTTGATGTCTAGGGCACCAATCCCACTTTCCCCTATTAAATTGAAATCTACTATCAGCCCAACATCCATTACATACTGAATGGTTTTGGATTTGTGTTAGGTTTTGAGTAAAATCAAACCCATAAGGATTAAAATTATTAATCATAAGTGTGTATTTTCCTAATGCCCAATTCATCCAAGATAACCCCGAACCTAGCCCTATAAATAAATCTGCATGGTGGAGATAATTAATAGAATCTTCCCATTCCATATCTGCTTTATTAATTATATTTTGTTTTTTAAATCCCTCCTTTGAAATGCTTACTACTTTATATCCTAACTTATTCAATTCTTCTGCTAAGTGTTGCCAATAATTATAATCCCATTCTTTTAATGCCGCTGTGGATCGAGGACCTATACAAATGTATTTTTCTTTAATTGGTCTTTTTTTTACTTTATATTTTATTCCATAATTTTTTTCATGGTAAGGAAGTCCTAAAATATCTGTTGCCGCCTGAATTAAGGGGATTGTATTTGGTTTAGTAGGATGATAAGAACCTTCATCCCATTTATCTTTTGTCATAAACCAACCTAAACTAAAAGTAGCATAATATTCTCCATCTTCTCCAGGCTTAATAAATTTAATGTTTTTATATTTAGGGTGATTTATAAACCATTCATTGTGAAAAGTACTTATAGTCACTTTGCATTTGTATTTTTTTTGAAATTCAAGAATTTGAGGGGTCCATGCTAAAGTATCACCAACTGCTTTAGATTGAAGACTTACTTTTACTTCTTTATTAGTTAAATCAAATTTGTGAACTATTTTATTATTAATTTTTATAATCCAAGGAATATTCCAACGCTGGTTGCAAGAAGTCCACATATCATTATCAATAACAGTTGAGTAAACTGTTTGGTTAGTTTCTCCATTTATAAAATCTATTTTATACTTTTTAGGATTATCTCCTTTAATTTCAACTTTTGGTTGACCGTTAAAAGAAATAATAATTTTATTTTTTTCCATCAATTAATTTTTTATAAAAATCTAAATGTTGCAAAGCAAAATTCCTAACATCGTTAATAATATAGGGATCATACTTATTTTGGGAATGGATAACATCTATTAATTTATTTGTATCTTGGGTTATATTTTTAGTTAAAGGAGTTATATACTGCAAATATTCATCACCATAGTGATCTAAATTATTAGCCATTATTTTAATATTATTTGAAATAGCTTCTTTTAATACTATAGGGTTACATTCCCAAGTAGAAGTAAATAACATTAAATCTGACATTTTGTAAAATTTATCTGTATCAGTTCTTTCACCCCATATTTTAATATTTGGAGTTAAATCTTTTACTACAGGTTCCCAATAATTTTTAAAATTAGGGGCTTGATTACCTATAAAATGGAATATATAAGTAAAACCATATTTATCATACAATTTTTTAGCTATATCTACGGCATAAGATTGGTTTTTACCCCTTGTCCATAACCCCACATTTAATATATGAAATTCTCCTTTAGTTAAATATCCATGGTTTTCTAAAATTTCTTCTCTAGTTTTATTTGATTGGATTGATATATCTATTGGAAATGGAATTAAAGTAGTTTTAACATCTGGGAATTTATATGTTTTATTTGCATGTTCAAATGTTACACAAGCAAACCCATGTGGTAAAAACTTTTTGTTTTTTGAAGGGTCAAACCACATACCATGGGGGCTTTCTATTATTTTCCATGGGTGTTTTTTATTGTATAAATCTTCTTGAATATATTCGGGAAATGAATTGAATGAATCAAACCCTTCTGGGGATTCTTCTATATGAATTATATCTATGTTTTTATCATAGCAATATTTAACAATGTTTTTTTGTAATTCTTCTTTTCCTTCAAATGAAATAAAGTTATCTCCTACTAAATTTTTAATTTGGTCTCTTTGTACTACATAAGTTAAACTATAAATACTCCATTCTGCTACATAAATTTCTATATCAGAATATTCTTTAAGGGATTGGATTCTTTTTAATAAAAAAGCAGGCATTCCTCCTGTACTTAGATGTGGTGCTAAAAATAAAACTTTCATTGTGTCGTAATATAAAAACCTTAATTTAATTTATCACGGAATATCATTAATATTCCCAGTTGTTTCTGTTGTTATGTTAATTTTAGATTTAGAATTTAATTTTTTAATTGCATTTAAATCTTTTTGCATTACATCCGGTACGATATAACCCCTTAGGTTAATATCAAAATTACTTTTAACTAATCTATCCTGACCTGCTGTAATTTCAGCAGCAGTAGAGAAGGAATTTACTCTAGCATTAAATTTAAATCTTTCAGGATTACCCCAATATGAATCTGAAGCGTATTCTACTGATTCAATTATTTTGTTTAATTGTTCCATATAATAAGTTTGGACAATACAACTATATGTAATATCTAGATAATCAGGAACTACTACAGTATTAAATTGTTTAGTAGGAACTCTATTATTTAGTAAATTAAAATTATTATATGTGTTTTTTGGGTTGAAACCTTTTTGGAAGGTACCATATAAATTAGGGGAATTAGAATCTAATTTATTGTATGTACTTCTATCTTTTGCAATAGTATCCCTTTTAATCACTATAATAGGTAACATTACAGACCCACCTTTATCTCTATAATAACCATCTCTTTGATATGATTTCCACCTTTCAGGATTACCATATATTATGGGTACTGCTCTTCTTTCTCCATTTTGGAATACAAAAGGTTGAATTACATTATTAAAGTAATAAAAAACAGCTTCATCAATATCCTTAATACCTACAGAATAAGTTTTTGATGTTTCACCTTTTTGACTTATTTTAGTTGATCTATTAAACTCAATTCCCGTTTGGGATTTATTAGGGTTTATTTCTTTATTAGGATTTCCCCTTTTAGTATCGAATGCTGTTTGCAATCCTTTACTAATCTCTACTTGTTTTTTTGGATATGGTTTAAAATTAGGCATTAAAATCTTTCTTTATAGGGTGAAATAGCTACTTTATCGTTAGCGATTTTATACGTTTTAATTATAATAGATAAATTAGAACCAAAATCTTCTAATCCAGGGTTTAAGGGGTTTTCTGACCCATCAGAGCTATTATTAGGGTATGATGGGTTTTTACCTACAAAATATTGATTAGATACTGTGGAGTTTACTCCATAATAATTATTTTGATATAAAACTATATCTCCTACTTCGGGTACTACATTAGCATCCACTAAATCTTGTCTAATAAATGCAAACTCAATTCCTTGGTTAAATCCTACTCCTTCATCTACATCACTATATGATTGATCTTCTCTATTAATTAAACAATTAAATAAAAAAGGACCATCATAATATTTTTCCCCTGCAGCTTCACCATAAATGTTTACACCAGTTTCTTCTAGTTTAAATTTATAAATAGCTGCTTGTTGGGTTACAACATCATGTAGTAATTCTCTATTTAATCCCCTTATTAAACTTACATCACGTAAGCGACCAAACATTGCCATATTATCCTATATAAATTGTATACGGTACTTGTTGAAGTTCCGTTTGTTTAAATTCAGTTTCTTGTGCTCTTCGTTCTAATAACGATTTACGGGAAGTTTGATCAAAATATCCTCTTAATTTTTCTACTAAAGCTGCTTTTTCCGTTGTTGCCGCTGAAATTAAATCTGATTGATTTAGTGTTACGTCAGCATTTGGAATTGGGATACTACTATATTTTCCTCTTACATATCCTAACATCTCTTTAGCTAATGCTAAAGTATACTCAAATATCCATTGGCGCCCCACAGAATTAATACTTGCATATGTGGGATTAGTATAAGGGGTATTTGATACATTAGTAACATTTCCAGGTGTATTTGAAACACTACCTTGGATTCTTTCTTCTCTTAAAATATACTCAAACCAATAATTTCCCCCACCAGTTGATGGTATTGGGAATATTCTTAATTTATTATTTTTTAATTCAAAGCTATACTGAGATCTACGTATTTGATCATTTAGTTCAATTGCTTGAATTGCAGCTAAATCAAAATTTAAGGGCATCATTAAAAAATTAATAGCCGGACTCATACCACCAAACCCAAAACTATCAAACATATTTTGGGATCCAAATCCTGTTCCTACATAAGGATCATAATATCTTGTAATTGCAGGAGATGATTGATAAAATACTTTTTTAATTTCAATACTACTAGTTATACCTTGGTCTGTTGCCCATTGAGCTAAATCATAATCTTGTTGGCTTCCAGTCATTACAAATGAACCTGTATAGTGTGGTACATTTCCCCCACTCCCTGCTTCGGCACCGTATTGTTCTGTTAACTTAACGATGGGTTCAAAATTAGGTGTTACTATACTTGTATTTAAATTACTACCAGTTGATAATCCTTCTAGAGATAATTGATTATCCCTAATAATATGGGCATACAATTCATTGCCATAAATAGTAACTGCTTCTTCAAATGCTGTGAAGAAACTCATATCTTGAAGTTCTACATCAGTTAAAGGGTACCCTAAACGTTGAGCACAAAATTTTGCTACTTTAACAGCATCTGTTTGAAAATCAAGTTCACTATCATAAAACCCAAAAGGTGTTAAACCTGCGGACCAACTAGGACTACCATTATAAATTGGTACATTCATAATATATTTTTATTTATAAATATTAAGTTAATTTTTATTATTATAAGTGTAAGAACCTGATGTTGTTATTGATATACCTTTTTCAATTGCTTCTTGATAATATTTTATTAAATCTTCTACAATAGAATCTCTATGGTTTGTCTGTAATGTAATAGATTCTAAATTTTTAATTTTTCTTGCCGCTGTATATAAAAATTTAAAACCAGAATCTGATTTCTTTTTTAAATCTGTTTGGTGGGCATCACCACATATCATCATTTTACTTCTTAAACCTATACGTGAAGTAATCATTTCCATTTGTTCATGAGTAACATTTTGGGCTTCATCAACGATAATCATTGAATCTAAAAACGTTCTACCTCTCATAAATGACACAGGCACAATTTCTATTTTACCATCTTCAATAAGTTTTTCGATTTTAACCTTATCATATAATTGGTAAAAGTTTTGATAGATTGGTTGAACCCAAGGATCCATTTTTTCTCTTAAATCCCCTGGTAGAAATCCTATTTCTTCTTTCGACACAGTAGGTCTAGTTATTATAATTTTATCATATTGTCTTCTTAATAAACCATCTAATGCTACATTACATGCTAAAAGTGTTTTTCCACTTCCAGCTCCACCAGCTAATAAAGTAATTGTGTTTTCAAGTATAACTGCTTTCGCTTCTTTTTGTTCGGCATTAAGTTGGAGTTTGAACTTAATTGGGTTTTTTGGAATTCTCTTCGGACGATAAACGTCGTCAGTATGTGGTTTTGACGCCATAGACTTCTTAATTTAGGGGTTATACAAATAATTAATGGAAACAGTAAAATTACGTTAATAAACGGGTATAATTTAATATAATGATATAATGAGATAAGTATAGTACCCATAACGTGTTGTTAGTTATAAATATGAAAGAGATAAAAAAACCCGGCACAAGGCCGGGTTAATTTATTAAGTATTAGTTAAATATCTACTATATGCTATTTAAACCATTAACTTGGATTTTACCATAGAATTCAGGACGTACCATTTTCTTAGCATATCTAGTCAAGAGACCTTTACGTGGTGTAAATGAATCTGGATCATATACTAATGGAGTCATGATTAATGGAATGTAAGGAGCAAATACAGCACCACTTTCTAAGAACTGAGTTCCTCTAAATCCTAATAAGATTTGGTTTTCAGTCATGTAAGGGTTTTTGTAAACTTTGATCTTACCACCACCTAAAGCACCGATCTTTTGTACACCGAATGCATAAGATGACTTTTCTACATCACCATCTACGTCAGATCCAAATCCTGGAATTGACTCGATAATTGTAGATACAGCTGGAGAAAGAACCATAAAGTTAGCACCACCTCTAAGAGTTTTCTGGTGGATAACGTTAGATAATTTCTGGATTTTAGTTCCTAATGTTTGGAACCATTGTCCTTGGCTGTTATAGAATCCAAGATCATTCTGGAATTCACCTGCCTCGTCTAGACGTCTGTTATTTACAGCAGACCATACTTCAGTACCAGCAGAAGCATTTTCAATTAACATATCTAAGATCTCTAAGTCAATTTCTAATGAAATATACTCACTTAAGATAGATGTTAATTCTGCTTCAGCATCTAAAGCGTGGTAGGCATTCAAGTCTTGTGCGAACTCAGGAGTCCATACAGCTTTTAACTTACGTGTTTTAGCTACAATAGCAGATGATTTCATCTGTACGTTAATTTCTGGGATTTGAATTGTTCCGGCTTTTGGAGATAATCCAGTAGCACCATCTTCGAAATCACCTCTATGTTGGTCAGTTGGTTGTAAAGCGTACTCTACATCTACAACAGCTTGATCTACATCAGCTGCTGGGGCAACAAATACAACACCGTTATCAGCCGCATTTCTTTTTGTAAATGCAGACAATTGTACTGAAGAATTACCACCATCAACATTTAGTTGGAAAGCTCTTACACCTTCTTTGTCTAGGTTTTCTAATTGTCCATCAAGGATTTCGATTGTACGGAAAGATGCAGTAGTTGCACTATATGTAGAATCATATCCTAGGTCAGACCAAGAAGCTGTTTGTGCAGAATTAACTGCAGCACCTGCTTTTGTTACATTATTAATTGAGTATCCGAAACGACCAGCTCCGAAAAGACCACCTGAAGTGTCATTTGAAGCAAATCCTTCACCTGTACCATATAATGATCCATCTACAGCTTGTCCTGCTCTAGCAGATCCATATTGGAAATCTAGGTAAAATACAAGACCTGAAGGTAGGTTCATTGGTTGTACTGATACGAATTCTTGAGCTGCAATCTGTCCGAATACTTTACGTACTAACGGAAGAGCTACACCAGCCCATTGCTCACCTTGTCCAGCAGTAAAGTTTGCTGCAGATCCAGCACCTCCACCTGTTTGTGAACTTTCTACTACAAGTTGCTTAGCTTGATTTTCAAGGATAATTCCCATGTTACTTTTAGGAGATCCTTTTAATCCTTCTAACAAACCTGTTTTTTCCCACTTTTCAGCTAATCGAGCAGCGTCGCTCTGTACTGAGTGATATGGGTTTGCACTTTCTAATAAAGTTTGTAAACTCATTTTTTAAGTTTTAATAGGGTTAAATTAATTTTCTTTTATAATTCCAGCTAATTGTTGCATACGTGCAAATGCAGCGTTTTCAACGATTGGCTGTTTTGCTTCAGTTATTGTTCCAGTTGCTTTTGATGCACTACCTTGTGGTCTTACATTTGCTACTGTTTTTGAAACTAAACCTTCGTTTAATGTTTCAAAAATAACTTTAGCTTCTTTTACGGTTTCAGCTTTATCAAAAGCTTTCAACACTTTAACTTTTTTGTCTTCAGACAAATTCTTTGATTTGAAGATTTTATTAGTATAAAGTAATTTAGCGTTTAATAAGTTAACTTCGTTAAGTTCTTGTTTAAGTTCCTCAACTTCAGATAATGCAGTTGTAAGTTCTTCACTTTCATCTACTTTTTCTTTGTCTTCTTTTTTAGCTTCTTCTACTTCTTCCTTTTTTTCTTCCATCATTGGTATTTCTGCTTCATCTTCAACTTCGATATCCATATCCATTTCTGACTCTTCGCCATCTACTTCCATTTCTTCTCCAGCTTCTAATTCACCAGCTTGTACCATGTCCTTAATTACATCCTCAATAAAGCCTTTAAGGTCATCTTCAGACATATCTTCTAAATCAATTTCTTCCTCTTCCATTTCACCTTCACCTTCTTCGGCTTCACCTTCTTCGGCTTCGTCCTCTTCGGCTTCAGTTACTTCTTCTGATTCTTCAATTTCTTCAGATTCTTCAATTTCTTCTGATTCTTTAACATCTTCTTTATCATCTTTTGCTTCGTCGATTTCTTCCTTAGCTTCGTCAATTTCTTCTTTAGCTTCGTCAATTTCTTCTTTAGCTTCTTCGATTTCTTCAGATTCTGTTACCTTTTCGTCTTCATTAAGTTCTGCAAGTAATTCGTCAAGATTGATTTCTTCTTCGTCAATCTCTTCTTTTTTAGCTTCTTCTACTTCTTCAGCTTCAGTTACTTCTTCATTTTCTTCTACTGCTTCTACTTCTTCAGAAACTTCTTCAGCCTTAATATCGTCTTCTTCATACTTATCGTATCCTTCGTCGATGTCTTCGTCTTTGTCCATTTCTTCCAATTTAGCGGCTAACATAGATTTCAAATGAGGAGTAAATGCTTCTTCTAAAGCAGCTTTAGCGTTTGCTATGGCAGTTTCTTTTACTGCTTTAGCATCAGCAATTGCTTCTTTGAGCAAATCTCTGTTGTTTGACATAATCGCAAAATTTAAATTTGTGAAATACGGTTATTAGGAACCGTAATAGGGATTTATTTATTTATCGACACCATATAAGAGATGGTGTATTACGGTTATACGTATATGAGTATTTATGAAAATTAACAAACAGGACAAGAACCCTTAGAACAAAGAATTTCTCGTACAATATTGTTTATATTAGTATAGTCATAAGTAATGGCTCCTTTACTTTCATTTAAGGTATGCATATAAGAGCCTGGGTTAGAAGGTGTTGAAACAAAATCCCAACATAATAATTCAAAGTCATCTTGTACTTCCATTACATTACCATTTTGCTCTAACGATCCCATACCACGAGATGAAACACCTACTGTTACACCCGCTTTAATAATTTCTTTAAGTATATTTCCTGAGGGGGTAGGTAATATTTCTATTTTACCCATTACATTATCTCCATCCCACCAATATTCTGAGATTATATGAGATACATTTTGGAGATTTATAACTGATGATTCTGGGTGGTCTAATTCACCTATAGCACGTCTTTCTTTAATAAGTTCAGAATATTTGCCCATTTCTCTATCCCATAATTCTTTGGAATAATATCTACCATTACCATTTTTTACTTCAGCAGTAGCTAAAACGCCTTCTACTATTAAGTTTCCTGTTTCTTTATTAACATTTTCAGTTAAAGTAACAGGGTTGGTTTTAAATGTATGGGTTTCTATTAATAGAGATCTATTCATGGTCTAAAGATACTTCTTCTACTTCAACTCCGTTAACTTCCATTTCATCTACAATTTCTTCTTTTTGGTATTTTTTACCACAAGATTTTTCGTAGATTTTTTCCATTTTAGCCTTTTTCTTTTCTAGCTCTTTAATTTCTTTTTGCATTTGCTTCATTTTAGCTTTATCAATTAATTCTTTAAGATTTTCATCTTCATTAATTGAATTAACTCTTTCCAATTTTTCAGCAATGTGATCATGTAAAAAGTCTAATTGAGCTTCTAATTTTACAGCTTCTGCTTCTTTACCAATTTCAGCTAATTTAGTGTCAATAGATTCTTTTTTAACTTTTTTAGCTTTTTTAGGTTTTGGAGCTTCTTTTTCTTCTTCTTCTTCTTTAACAACATTTGTTGTTCCACTCATTAAAGATTCTTTTACTACCTCTTTGACTTTATCAGAATATCCACTAGCGGCATGTTTACCTGAAACTTCTTCACATTTCATTGTTTCAGCTTTTAAACCATCGATGCCAAACATAGCGTTATTCATATAATGTTGTCCATCCTTAGCTAAGTTTTTAGATACTATTTCTCTAATTTCTTCTAATGACTTATCTGGGTTTTGTTTTGCTTCAAAGTAAATACCATTTAATACTTCTTGACCAATTTGGTTATCTAGATTTTTAACATCTTTATAATCAAAATTACTTTCAGCTACTTCTTCAACTTCTTTAGTTACCTTTTTTTCTTCAACTTTAGCTTCTTCAGCTAAAAATTCAGCAAATTTATTTTCAAAACTTGTTTTAGGTGTAGCTTCTATTTTATTAATAGGTTTAAGGTCAATATAATTTTCATTGATTAATTCCTTAAATAATTGATCTGCTTTTTTCATTCTTCTGATTTTAATAATGTTTCAATATCGTTTATATAATCGCCAATTAAATCTGTTGGTTTATCTACAGCATAACTTTTTGGGTTTTCTCTGTAGTATTTTATTGTTTCAATTTTACCTTGACGTAATAATTTTTTTATGTTTTCTAAACGAGCTTCTAAAGCATCAAAGGCCATGATTCTTTCTTCATGGAATTTTTTTACTTTATCTTCTTGCTCATTTAATTTATACTTATACATATTAAAAGTTTTTTACTTCTAAACCACTACCTTTTTGAACATAATTTCCTTTTTTGTCCTTAGGTACTAATTTATATCCAAACTTTTTAACATACACATTATTTTTTACTCCTTCTTTACCTGCTTTTTTAAAGGCAAATGGAGTATTGTATGCAGCTACACCGGATGATGTAGATACTTCTTCAACTTCTTTTTCCCCTGTCATAGCTTTTTCAGCTGCTTTTTTTAATAATGCAAGAGCTTGTTTTATTTGAGGTTGGTTTTTAATTGTATCAGCTTCATCCGCCATCATTTCATCTGCTACATCTAATAGAGCCGCAGCTAAATGGTGTGGTAATTTAACATAATTGGATAATTTTGTTTTATTAGAAGGATTTAAATCTATAACATCTCCATCAACACCCGTAGCTTCTTCAATTTCCCCTTCCATAGTCATTCTCTTATACTCGTCTGGGTATTCGTTACGAAGGTGTTTTCTGATTTTATTTCTTAAAAGTCTAGCTTCTTCATATATTTCTCTAAACTTTTCATCATCCTTAGTTTTGGTATAAACTCCTTTAGCCGTTGAAACTAAACTATCAACATCATCATTTAATTTATCAAATGCGGGTAGTTCAATTACTTTCCATCCTATTTGGCCTGTTTCTTTATCTATAGAATTAACTACAAATTTAGTATCTCCATCTTTAGAATAGGATACATCACCAATTTTAGCTCCAACTTGGGCAGCTAAATTTGGGGATGGTGCTTCTTTAAGTTTATACTTGAACGCCATTTGCTACTTTAATTTCTTTTACTAGTTCGTAATATTGTAATAAATCAACTAAGTTATCATTATTAACCTTAGCTGTTTTATCTAATTCAACTAAATACTTAGCCACTTCTGTAATTTTAATTTGAGTAGCTTTATCTTTAATAGTTTTAGCTTCTTCGTTTAAAGTAGATTTCAATTCATCTATTTTACTATTATAAAAGTCTCTTAATCCAGGAGCTGAGTCTACTGAGTTTATAAATTCTTTAAGTACTTGTTTTTGTTCACTGGATAAGTTATCATACTTATTATTAAACTTTTCTAAAAGTACTTTATAAGTAAGTATTCTTAAGTCTTTATCATAAGTTTGAAATTCCTTAAGAACATCTTCTTTAACTTCTTTAGTATTAACTTCATGTTTAGTTAAATACTCTAATAAAGTTATTTTATTATCAATAACTTGATCAACATTTGTATTTATTTCTGTATTATGGTTTTCAATTAATGTATATAAAGCTGCTAGTTCTTTATAATTTTTAATTTTAGCACCAAAGAAAACATCTAGATTATAATGTTTTTTGACTTCGTTAATTAAGTTATATTTTTGTTTCTTTAATGAAGTGCGATTAAACCCTTTAGAAGATTCAAGTATAGTACTAATTACTATATTAGCTTTTCCTTCATTTAAAACATTAGATTTTAGTACTGATTCATACAACTTATACTCGCGACCTAAAGAAGTTTTTACAAAGTATTCTTTAAGAATATCAATAGCGGGGGAATCCCCACCTTTTAATGTATCCGCAGTGATTTGACGCACCAATAGTTCAAACAGTATACCTGTGTTTTTGTACTTGGAGTGTTTTATTTTCATCAAAAAATATATTTATTTATAAATATGTGAAGTTTTTTACTTCTTTAATTGGTTTTCATCTAATAATGATGTATTGTCTTTACTTTGCTCAAAAACTAATTGTTTTTTATTCATTTTTTTAAACATATTTTTATTTTTTAACAAAGTTGTTTGGGCATTTTCTAAAGCTAGACCCGATTTATTTGTATCTGTTCTACTATCTGAAGAATCATTTTTATCAGTATCTTTCATACGTTTGACTCCTAATCTATCTTTTCCAAAATTACTATTTTGTTTTCCAATATTTGAAATAGAATCTTTGGGTCTACCTAATTCTGAATCCGTATCATAACCATCAGGAACATTTCCTGGGTCTGAATACATTCTTCCTTTACCATATAATGAAGCTAAATCGTGTGGTGTACCATATGATTTACCTGTTTCAACAGGATCATTTCCTTCTGCTTCAATTTGAGCTAGTCTAAACTTACGTTTAGCATCTTCTCTATTTAAATCTCTATATTCTTCATATTGATCTTCTGATAAATGGAAAATATTATCATATATCCAATCTGTAGGTAATAAATTATTTTCTAATAATGAAGTTGCTAATTCAGTTTTAGATTTCATTAATTCAATTTTTTCCTGTTCAAATATAATTGATGGTGTTTGCATTGATAACTCAAAGTTTGTTAATGCTTCATCTCTATATCCTTGAGAATATAAATGTACAAGTGCTATTTTATTAAGTTCGGAAACTAATATTCTTTGAATTCTTTCAATTGTACGAGCAAATCGAATATCTTCAGCAGCTAATGTAGCCTTGCCTTCTACACTTTCATCATATCCTAGAAAGGCCTTAGGTATTTTTAATGCAGCAAATAATTTATCTCTTAAATATTCAACATCTTGGATACCATCATAATCTAAACCTTTTGTAGTATCAATTTTTGTTGTAGTATCATTACCACGAACGGGGATATAAAAATCCTCCATCATGTTCTGCATATTATATTTCAAATTATACTCTCCAGTCTTTTGGTCTATGTGGGGAGTACGTTTCATATTTGAAATAGTTTTTTGCATAAATGAATCTATTTCATTAGGTGGAATAGACCCAACATTCATATAAAAAATACGTTTTTCTGGTGCTCGTGAAATCCTATGGATTAACATTGCATCCTCCATCAATGTATATTGTTTAAATAATTTTCTAGCAGGTTCAATATATGAACGACCATAAGGAAGATAATTAGTATCTCCGATTAATCTAAAGTGAGCCATTTCATAATTGTCAAAGAAAATACCATTTTCTGTTTGGGATTTATTATTTGGAGTAGAATACATTCCTGAACTTGGGTTAACTAAACCATTAGGATCATATCTAAATCTTACATCAGATGGATTTTCCGGATTAAATCCTTCTTCTCTACTAATATGATAAGCAGTATAAGGTATAACATTATATACTCCATATTTTTCTGCAACTTCTAATTTTAAGAAAAAATCTCCAAATTTAGACATCTGTCTTGCCCAAGCCCATAAATTAAACTCAATATTTAAAACGTCATAAAATAGGTTATAAAGTATTTTTTGAATATTTTCGTTTGAAGAACGAATAGATAAAACTTCACCCATATCATTCTTTAATGTACATTCATCAGCTATAATATCTAAGGCAGAAGCTATAATAGCATCTTGATCCATTACATCATATTCTGAATATAATTGAGGTCTAAGATACTGATAATTAAAATTAAATTGTGCTCCATATAAAGATGCAGGATTTGTAGAATATAGCCTGTTATATCTATCAATTAATGAATTTGTTTGTAGTTCTCCATTTTGTTGTATTGCACTACTATCAATTACCTTTATTTGATCACCCCCAACATTTCGTATAATTACATCTGTTGAAAATAATCTTTGTAGTCTACTAAATAAGCCTGTATCTGCCATTGTATATAGTTATTGTTATAAATATTATCTAAGAAGCCAACTAATATCTTCTTTATCACCATTTTGAGTATCGATATGGTAAGGATTATCCGTCCCACTTGAAAAATACCCACCTTGGTATTGTGTTCTATTTACTGTTATATTATTTAATGCATTTCGGGTTGCATCTAAACCTCTTTGTCTTAATTTTAGTGCTGTATCTCTGATGTACATAGCGATACCAAATGACATAACTAAATCATCATTATATCCTGTTTGGGCTTCTGCTCTACCATTTTTCCAAATAAACACTTTCATTTCTTCTACTAATCTTCTAGATTGTATTGTTACTCCCTTATCACTAATGTATTCTTGAAATTTACCTATTACCATAGGACGTGTTCTAGATGACATAGTAAAACCAGCTACCATTTTGGAGTGGTCTTGATATTTATCAAAATACGAATCAGCATTTGGGGAGTCACTCCGTTGTGAATAGTAGAGATTAGGATATTGTCTATCTATAGCAACTTGTATAGTTGCCCAGCCTATGTTTGCATTTTCAATTACTAACATTGCTTCATTATATTCTGTAGCTAAACCTACTAATAAATGACCATAATCTTTAGTATTAATTTGCCCCTTATATTCTGCAACTTGTACATTACTTTCAGTATCAATTACATGGCAAGCTGAGTAATCTTTGCCATCCCCTCGAGATACATCCGCTACTACAATATAATCTCTACTATAGTCAGGTGATTCCCAAACCCATAAATTTTGATCTGCTCCACGTTTTTCTAAGGGGTCTTTAATGAAAGATTTTTCATAATATTCTAAATATTCATTATAAAACACAATATCACCTGAAGTGCTAAAATCACAGTCACATTCTTGTGCTGCTAATCTAGGATCTCCTAATAATGAATCTTGTGCCTCTCTCCATTTTTGGTCTCTTTCGGGGTGGACATACCAAGGTAGTTTAATTGGTAAAAATTCATTTTCTCCTTGTTCTGCTTTAACCCATGTTTGATGAAACCAGTTACCTGTACCATAAGGGGTTGATAGTACAATAGCACCACCACCTGTTGCAAGTGTTTGTTGTGCAGAAGCCCATGTCTCAGCAATATTATCAATAAAAGCAGCCTCATCAACTATTAGTAATGATACTGCTTCCGATCTTGCGGCATCGGCATTTGAAGATTTTGCTTGTATTTTTGAACCATTAGTTAATCTTAAGGATAATTTATTATTTTCAGCTGAATCTACTTTAAGCCATGAAGGTAAATTCTCCCACATAAATTGTACTTTTGTTACTAAGTTTCTTGCAGTTGCCTGGGTAGTTGCTAATGCTAATACATTTCGGTCTTTATGGAATGTCATTAACCATAAAGAATAACCTGCTGCTAATGTAGATATACCTAATTGCCTAGATTTTAATACAGCAGAATAATCATTGTCTCTAAATAACTTGAGTACTTTTTCTTGAAATGGGTATAAATTAAATGGTATGCGTCCCCTTTGTGGGTGTTGTATATAACAGTATTTACGCATAAAATGTACAGGGTCTTTAGCACATTTTATATATTCTTGACGTATTACCTTTTTTAAATCAGACATACTATTTTACTAGTATAGCAACAGCTACTATTCCTAGTATACCCGCTCCCATAGTTAATTTATTTTTTAATTTTTGTTTTTTTAAATCTTGTTCTAGTCTTTTAGATAATTCTTGAGATAATAATAGTTGGTCAGATTTTGTTAAAAGTATAGAATCAAAATTATTTATTTTATTATTTAAATTTAAAATAACACTATCTTTTAAAACTATTTTTTGTTCAAACAGTTTAATTTTATCTATAGTAATAGCTAATTCATTTTTAGCTCCATCCCCGGTAATTAAATCCTTAATTACCAGTTTTGCTATTGGTTTTTTCAATTGAATCGATGTACTGTCTGTAACGCTCTGTGAAAAACTTTTCAAGCTCATCGTCATTAAAAGAATCAACAGCATCAACTTTTGTGTTAATTTCATATCTTAAATTATTTATTTTATTATCTTTTAGATCTAATTGTTGATCTAATTTACCTATCTGAACATTTAAGGTATCTATTTTAAAAGTTAATTCATCGTTTTCACTATGGAGTGAATCAACTTTTTTTTCTAATGCAGTAATTTTATCATTATATTCGCTTACATAATTTTCTTTATCATCTAAAAATCTAAAGACTAAAATACAAGCCCCTATAATTACGAATAATTGATAGTTCTTTTTTAACCATTTTAACATAACATTTTTTATTTATCTATAATAGCATCTAATTCTTTCTTAAGTTTTGTTTTTTTCTTAAGATCAGCTACTAATTTTTCTTTTTCTTCACCTTCTGCTTCTTTATATTTACGAGCTAAAGCTTTCATTTGTTTAGTTAACTGAGCAAGTTCTTCTTTTGCTTTAGCTAAACCTTTTGATTTTTTAAGATCTGATTTAGATGGTTCTTTATCTTCATCTTCTTTCATCACACCTCTTTTAACAATAGCATCATATGCTTTACCAACATCACCTTTATATAATTGATCTACTATTTTTTTACCTAGTTTTTCTAACTGGCTATCATCCAAAGAGTGTTTTTTACCGAACCCTTCTAAATAAGACATGCCAATATCTAA